GACCTGATGATATGCCTGTATCATTCGAGATGATAGGTGCTTACGCCGATACTGCGGATGAGGGTGATTGTTATTTATGTCTGATCGTATTTGGTATTTATGGCGGAGAGGTTTACATACTCGATGTCTATTACACTAAGGAGGGCATGGAGATAACCGAGCCGGAATCGGCAAGGGTGCTGGTAGAGAATAAAGTCAATAATGCTCTGATAGAATCGAACAATGGCGGTAAAGGGTTTGCCAGAGCGGTTGAAAAGGTAATCTGGGAGAAGTACAAAACCAGATCGGTTTGCGTCTCATGGTTCCATCAATCATCGAACAAAATAGGCCGGATACTTGCCAATAGCTATTATATCATGAAGCATTTCTATTTTCCTTATAACTGGAAAAACCGATGGTCTATGTTTTACGAATCAATAAACACGTTTCAAAAAGATGGAAAAAACAAATATTTAGATGGTCCTGATGCTTTGACTGGTGTGGCAGAGATGGTCAATGAAGGTCAGGACGAAATAATTGAGGTAGGTGAATATGAACTCGGATAATAATAATGCAATTGTAGTGACCAGTACGGGGACTTATTACGAATCTGATAGCAAGCCGCAAAGAGCCTTGGAATCCGCCATGGTGGATTTTGAAGCTGCCCAATACCGAGCAGCCGCTAAGATGCTGGAAGATATACCCTCGTTTGCCCAGGATAATGATGAGGGCAAGTGGAGCATTATAGGTATTGATGGGGAAAGCGGATATAGCGAAGTAGATCAGGCAGAGATGCGGAATCAAGCCCGCAAGATGTATTTTCAAAGCCCGGACGCCCGCAACGTCATAGAGACTATGGTTAATTATATCATCGGGAAAAACGCTACCTTCGATGCGCAAGATGAAGACCCGATAGTTCAGGAATACTGGGATAATTGGGTTGAGCATAACAAATGGGATTTGAGAACCAAGGAATTTATAAGACGGGTGTTAAGAGATGGCGAAGTATTTTTACGCAAATTCATATCCAACAATCAGATAAAAGTCAGGTTTATCAATCCATCCGAGATTAAGAATCCTTTTGCTGGCGGCGGTCCTTTCAGTCATTTAAATCACACTTACGGAATAGAGTGTGATCCCGACGATATTGAAACGCCGCTGAATTATTATAGATGCTACCGTGTGGGTGAGGTTGACAAATGGGAGCAAATATCGGCGAATGAGATTATCCATGTTAAAATCATGGTCGATAGCGATGTCAAGCGGGGTATATCATTTCTGGTGGGTATAGCAAAATATATCAAGGAATACGAACTCTGGCTAAAAGATAGAATCCAGCTTAATAAGATTCGCCACCTGTTTAACGTGGTGGGTGAGCCTACCGGCATGTCAAGCCCCACAGATATTAAAGCTCAATTTGATGATACGTCTGGGAAAACTCCGACTGGTGGAACTCCAAATAAGAAACTATTCAAGCCCGGTACGGTGCTATATTCCAAAGGTGTGAAATGGCGTTATGAGGCTCTGAATATCAATGCCTCTGATACCAAAGAGGATGGCAGGGGCATCGAATTAATGATAGCCAAAGGTACGCAATTACCAGAATATATTGTTCGTGGCGACGCCTCAAATGCAAATTACGCCAGCACTCATGTATCGGAATCGCCGTTTGTTAAAGCTATGGAATCGTGGCAGGATTTTTTCGAGAAGCCTTTTAAATTATTGTTTAAAGAGGTAATTACGGTTGGAATCGAAGAAAACGACTTGCCAACTACATCATTAAAAACAAATATCACCATCGATAATAATGGTGAGAAAACAGAAACTCAGGAAAAAATACCAACCCGGACAACCTGCGTGATTAACTTTGCAACGCTGATACATCGAGATATATTTGAGGAGACCAAATCATACGCCTTGCAGCGAAACATGAATCCGGCAGTTGTTAGTAGTAGAACTATATCGGGGCGATTGGGCTATGATTATGATGATGAGCAGGAGCAGGTACGTTTGGAAGATAAGGAAAACGAAGATAAGGCCCGTGCGGATGCGGGAATTGATGATAATGATGTTGACGATAACGACGAATAATTTTAATCGAAAGGAAAAGTCAAATGACTGAGAACAATCCAACAGTAGAAATCAAAGCGGCGGAGGCGATTGAGGCAGGCGGAATTATAAAGCTAGGTGAGGATGGGTTGCTGTATGCGGGCCAACGCAAAACGGCAAATACCATTGAGGCGGCGGAGGCGATTGAGGCAGGTGATATGGTTGAAATCGAAGATGATGAAATGCCGGAAAGCTGGGGTAAGATTTTAGCCAAGCTTCAGGGAGTCTCTGATAATGATTCTAAGCCCGGCAAAAAGCTCCCTTCCAACCGTACCAAGGAATATGAGCAGCCGCCGGCAAACCCCAAACATTCGGACGCGGTGAAATCGATAGTTGCCCAGGGCTATAAATATCTGGGTACAAACGGTGATGGATATTTTTACTTCACCGGGGCAAATGGTGATGGAGCTTATACCTTACGTCCGAACGGTGCACTTGATAAGGTGGGCAATAAATTTAGCAGGCAGTTTCTTGTCGCGCTGGAGAAGTAATATTGGCATCACCTCAAGAGATAATCCGCAAAGCTACTTTGCTTGCTCGTAAGGACTGGCAGGTTTATACCGTTGCTCAGGAGCAGGAGATATACGTCATATTCTCCGCTGCTGCGGACCAGATCGAGCGTAGGGTGCAGCAAATGATACGGGCGGGCAAAGTACCCCCTTTCCGATTATTTCAGCTACACAGGGTAATTACCGAGGAATTGACAGCTATCAGACCTCGTTTGGCAATTAAGATAAAAGCCGGTATGTCCGGCAGTGTGGACTATGGAATAAAAACCGGAATTATTTCAATGGATAAGGCTCTGGGTAGTACAGCCAAAAAGGTGCAAATTGGCAGTAGCTACATCGGCAAGGACGGTAAGGTCAGGCGGTATAACCCGGTACAAGAGTTATACGCCGATAGTCGCTGGGCTAAAATAAACGGTGCTGCAATGGATTCCCTGCTGCGGTTTAAACCCAGTGGAATAACGCTATCAAGTCGGATATGGGATATTACATGGCAGACGGAGAAGATTCTAAGGCAGCAATTGGCAACCTCAGTCTTGATCGGTGAAGGACCAGCAGTATTATCCCGTACCATTCGCAATCGACTGCTTATGCCTGAAACGTTGCGGGGTATTGCCAAACGGGAGTATCACCCCGGAACTGGAATATATAAATCAGCTTATAAAAACGCTATGCGAGTCACAAGAACAGAATATGCAACGGCTTACAGTGAAGGAACGCGGCGTTATGCTCAGGAAAAAACCTGGATTAAGGGCTATATATCCCGTGTAACGAGTGATAATCCAGCCGAATATGATGCCAGTATTGATGGAGAGTATTTCCCGAAAGATAGTGAGCCATCACCACCCTACCACCCGCATTGTATGTGTTATTTAGAGCTGGTTTATGATGAGATTGTCCCGGAAAAAGATCAATGGGCGGATGAAGATCAGCTAAAAGGACCGGAGCATTGGAATAAAATAATGAATGTTTAAAAATAATTATTTAATAAAAAGCTTAAATTTAGCGAAATAAGTATTAGAAGCAAAAATAGAATATATGGGTTTGCTTAAAGACCGGCCAGTCTGAGAGCGACGCAAGATAATTTAACGGCAGTTAGGGTGCCTTAACCATCCTGACTGTCGTTTTTTTATGCCCATATTTTGGAGATTAATATGGAAGAAAAACTAAGCAAATTTTTAGTTGAGGAGTGTTTTTCTGAGGCCACTTTTAACCGAGAACAGAGCACGATTGAAAACGTGGTATTGCTGGGATCTTCCAGTAAGAATAACCATATCTATACCGAGGGGTGTAAGGCAAGAGCGGTGGGAATGTATGAAGGTGCGAAAGCATTCGTTAATCATCCATCCAGCGAGGAGGAGAAGACCGGTAGGCGGGATGTCAGGAACCTTGCCGGGCAATTCACTAACCCACGATTTATTGACGGCAAGATTCGGGCGACTTTCAAGGGCCTCAATAACGAGAGCGGCAAGTTATTTGTGGAGATAGCCGAATCCATGCCCAATATTGCCGGGATGTCCCACAACGCTATTGGCAAGTGGCGTTCTGAAGATGGCAAGCGAATCGTTGAAGATATAACCCGTGTATTTAGCGTTGACCTGGTAGCAGACCCGGCACAAACGCAAGGAATGTTTGAATCAGAACAATTAAATTCAGGAGATGAAATTATGGAATGGAATAAAGTAACCAAAGCTCTGCTGTTGGAAAATTGCCCGGATATACACAAGGCAATTCTTGAAGAAGGCAAGGCTTCTCTTGACGGGGAGCTAAAAACCCTCAAGGAATCCATCGAGACTTTGAAAAAGGAAAATGACGAATTCAAAGTCAAGGAAAGCGTGGCGACAAAGGCAGCGACGGTCAACAAGCTGCTTGAAGATGCAAAGTTACCCAAGGACATTGTTACTGGCACCTTCCGGGAAACTCTGGAAAAAGCCGAGGACGAGACGGGGATGAAAGCCCTTATCGAAGATCGGAAAAAACTTTTCGAGAGTGCCAAGAGCGGCGTTATCAATATGGGCGGGGAATCGAACGTGAACGAGAGTAAGCAGGTCGATTCTAAGCAGGCCCGATCTGCTTTGCTGGGCTAACAGACTTTGGGGAAAAAGGACATAAACTAAACCAGAAAAATATATAGGAGTATTTAATCATGGCTAATGTGGAAAGATTTCGTTATGGAACCCAGACCCTCATTCCGGTTCCGGTGGAAAGTGCAACGGTTGTCGAAAAAGGGGATTTTATATGTCTGGGTAGCGGCTATGCTGTCCCGGCAGGTAGCGTAGCAGATGCGGGCGATGCTGCGGCAAACCGTGAGGCCATAGAAGCTGTAATCTTAGGCATTGCTAATACTGCATCTGCGAGCGGTAAAACCGATGACGTCCTGGTCGATATCAGCCTGGAGGCGATTTACGAACTGACTCAGCAGACAGCGGCGGCGGTAAGTGTAGCTGATCTGATTGAGATATACGCAACGACAGCGGCGGCGGATGATCAGTTGGTGGTTGCCGGATCGACCAGCCCGATTGCGGTTGTGGTAAGAGCGAAGGGAGCGACTGGCACAGGCATCCTGTGCAAGCTGACACCGCAAGTGTTGCTGAATGCCCCATAGTCGTAAAAGAATCGTAAATCCTAAATAGTTACAATACTAAAAAAAACAATAAATAGGAGCATAAATTATGAGTTGGCAAAACAAAGGTTTGAATATCCGCAAATTTATTGAGACTTGCGGTTCGGCTGAAGGAGCGGCAATGGAGCTGCGAACTATTCTCGAAGACGAAAAAGACGGTCCGGTGATTAGGGAAAACTTCTCTTTGCGGGAATGTGCTGAGCAACTGAAACGTCCGGGTTTTGAAAACGCGACATTGCGGCATGGGCACTTATCAGAAGCGGTCCAGGTATCGCAGTTTTCGATAATTGTCGGTGAATTGATAAGCAATAAGGTGATGGACAGCTACAACGCCTATCCGAAAATTCTGGACAGGTTGGTTGCTCCCTTCCCGTCAAAGCTGCAAATCGACAAGATTCCTGGCACGTATGTTGCCGGCGTGATGGAAGATGTTCTGCCGGGTGAGCCTTATAAACATACTGGCGATATCAAGGACAAATATGTCCAGATCGAAGGAAAAAAGCGAGGCATGATTCTGGACATTACCGAGGAAGCCGTGATGTTCGATCAGACGGGAACTATCCTATACCAGGCGGGAAAGTTTGGCGAGTTGGCGGCAATCGACCGGGAGAAACGTGGTCTATATACGATTATGGACCTTACGGTAGCGGGCAAGACTTATTATTGCTGGTATCCCGCTGGTACACGAACGGCTGTCTGGGCCAATGCCGGTGGTGCCGGTCATGCCCATGAATATGACAATATGATTGTGGATGTTTTGGCGGATTA